CCTTACTGATACTGATGCGTTCTTCATTAAAACAGATGCACCTAATGGACTTAAACATTTTGTAAGAGCTCCAATTAGAACTGCTATGGAAGGCGATTTTGATACTGGAAACGTTAGATACAAAGCCAGAGAAAGATACAGCTTCGGCTGGTCTGACTGGAGAGGTATCTTTGGTTCACCAGGAGCTTAATAATCTTTAAAGGGGCGAAATTAGTTCGCCCCTTTATCCTAGTAAACAGTTACCGAGGCTGGCTAGGCAGTACAGTATAGTGACGAGGTAACTAAAGCCCTATACAGGCAAGGAGTATAACATGGCTACACATTTTAAAGGCCCAGTACTATTCTCAAATGCATCTGCATTTGAAAACTTAAAAATGTCTATGTGGCCCGATCAATTCACCTATATGGATGATTTTGAACAGGGTGCGTTAGACACAACACACAATTGGACTATCGTAAAAGATACAGGTGCATCAGCAGCAATTGCAGCAGATGGCACAGGTGGTGAAGTAAATTTAACTTCAGCAGCTACTACTGATAACGATGGTGCATCAATTCAAGCTAAACAAGAATCATTTGCTTTACCAACTACTGCAGGTGATAAACTTTATTTTGAAACTAGAGCAAAAATATCAGATGCTACACAAACTGATTTCTTAATTGGTTTTACAGAAGCATTTACTACAAATCCAGAAAGCGCTTTGTTATCACAAAACGTTATTGGCTTTGTAAAAGTTGATGGAACAGCTATCGTAAAAGGTACTACTGAATCTGGTGGAACTCAAACTTTAGTAGAGTTTGCTGATACTACAAAATCAACAATGGAAAATGACACTTATGTAACTTTAGGACTTGTTGCAACAAAAGGAACAACCTTAAACAAAGTTCAATTTTACATAAACAGAAATTTAGTTGGTACTTCTACTACTAACATTCCAACAGCTAACATGAAAGTGATGGCTATGAGTGTTTCTGGTGATGCTACTGGAACTAAAGTCACTACAATTGACTACATTATGGCTGCGCAAAACAGAAACGTAAGCTATAGCTAAACAAATATAACCGTAGGTGGGGAGTAATGGCCCCACCTTTGTACAAGGGGAATTAATAAAATGGTAGATACCGTAACAACAAGAACATTATTTGACGGAGACAGAAAACTTATTACAAGTTATGTAAACGTCTCTGACGGAACAGGTGGAACAACAAAAATAGTAGATGTTTCAACTTTAACAACTAACAATCAAGGACAGACTTGCACAACAGTTACACTAAATAAAGTTTGGTTTAACGTTTCAGCAGGAGTAACTGCTCCCGTGCAACTTCAATGGGATTTAACATCAGGAACTCAAACACCTTTACTATCTTTAAATTATGATGATACATATGATTTTAGTACTATAGGGGGCCTGGGTAATCCAAAAGAAACTAACTATTCAGGTGACATTGATGTAGTTGTTCCAGGCGCAGCTAGCAGTGGTGAAACATACACTTTAATTTGCGAATGGATTAAAAATTATTAGGAGGTTAGATGGCTTATTCAGGCACTAAAACATTTAATCTTACTGTAGAAGAAATTATAGAAGAAGCATTTGAAAGATGTGGACTTGAAGTTTTAAGTGGATACGATTTAAAAACAGCTAGACGTTCTATGAATTTAATATTCTCAGAATGGGCTAACCGTGGTTTAAATTTATGGACTATTTCTTATGGTACCCAAACTATGACTGCTGGTTTAAACTATTATAATATACCAGTAGATGTAGTAGATATTTTAGATGCAACTATAACTACAACAGGAGCTGCAGCAGGAGCAACTGCTAACTTATCTAGTGATAGTAACACAACAGATGTAACTATAACTAAAATTTCTAATACCGATTACATGAATCTTTCTCGTAAAGAACAACAAGCTGCAGGTGATGCTAGGCCTACTCAATTTAGTTTAGTAGCTGGACAAGTTACTACTGAATCAGGATCTAACTATGGTAGACCAGAACATCCTATGGCTTTATTTGTATATCCTAGCCCAAATACTGATTATATAATGAAATATTTTTATATTAGTAGAATTGAAGATGCTGGAGGATACACTAATTATGCAGATGTTCCTTTCTTTTTTCTTCCTTGCTTAACAGCAGCTTTAGCTTATTATATAGCTATAAAAAGAGCGCCATCTTTGGCTGGAGGATTAAAAACTATTTACGAAGAAGAGTTTCAAAGAGCGGCAAATTCTGACAGGGAACGAGTAGCGTTTCGTGTTAAACCTGCACAAGCATACATACCATAGGAGGTAATATGCCAATATGTAAACATTGTGACCATGAATGTCATTGTAGTAACGGCGGTTCTTGCTGCGGTGGACAATGTACTTGTGGAAATTGTGAATGTAAAAAGGAGGACGAATGAGTAACAGAATATATAACACACAAACAACTAATACTAGAGAAGCTTCTAGTAAAAAAATAG